TACCTTCATCTCCAGCAGTAGGTGATGAAATTACTATTATTGATACTAGAGGTACATTTAACTCAAATAACTTAACCATTGATAGAAATGGTCAACCTATAAATTCAGGAACATCTAATCTAGTTTTAAATACAAACGGACAAGCTATCACTTTAGTTTATGTAGATGCTACTAGAGGTTGGGCTTTCAAAACAAACACAGCATAGGAGCTAACATATGGCTCTAACCAAAATTAAATTCGCACCTGGAATTGATAAACAAGACACAGCTGTTGGCGCTGAAGGTCGTTGGGTTGATTCTGACAATGT